CATGTCTCCATCCAACAAATCAATCACTTCGACGAGGGCGTCGTCTCCGTGTGTCTTGATCATTCTGTGGGTGCAGTGGGCGATCTTAAGTAGATACTTTATTCGGATCCAGTTGATAATAGAATCAATAAGGTGCGTATAATAGCTACCAGATGGTACTCCTCCATAGCGTAAGTAAATCTTACCATCAGGGGTGGCAAGCTTGCGTTTGAGGAAAAGCTGCTTAGTATACAGAAATACAAGGCGGGTGGCTTCATTAGGGAAGTTTAGAATGGACTCTAGCAGTTCGAAAGCAAATTGGATTTCGTAGGGCTGAACTGAAGCGTCGAAACTAGACCAATCGATAGTTAAGTAGTAGCAGTTATCATTGGGGTCAAGATCATTGATAAGGCGGGGGACTTCAACTGTTGGGTCTCTTCCGATAAAATAAAAGAAGTTATTTGCCATGAACATGTCAATGAGTGGACAGGCAAATAGGCCTTCGAGAAGCACATAATGGAAGCACTCTCCGAATACTTGTCTGACTTTAGTATTTGGCAACTCGACGAGTTGGGTGCGGGTAAAGGCAATATCAGGGGTGGAGTTGGCGGATGCAGTTTCGAGGAACGATTCAAAAGTTCCGTTTGCGTCAGCGGTGATACATTCATGCACTATCTTGGCGGCGATAGATTTAGCACGTTTGTAGTTTGGGCCATCCCGTGGTCCTTTATGCGTGGGGTAGGGCTGGGCGCCCTGTGTGTATCCGTATCCGGCGGAAGTACTCTGATGGTATTTGACTTTGTCAAATTCTCCAATAGAAGTGGCGGACATGGCGTTAACACGCGGTAGAGCAGAGAAGTATGTTTGGCACTCCTCCTTGGTGCTCATCCATTCATTATCATCAGGCGGTGTCAAGATCCGTTTGTTGAACTTCATAACTGAGTCTAAGTGGGCTTGCTTGGAATAGTAGCTCCTGGACCAGTTTTCAAAGTTGCTGAGGAATCCTGGAGTCATAGTGGACTGGAAGCCTTCAACAATGAAGGGGTCGATAAAAGTGGTAAACTCATCTTTAAGGTCCCGAGGTGGGATGTCAGAGAGATAAGTTAGTCCGAAGAACATCACGAATTTAAAGCTTTGAATGGAAATTTACTCCGTGTGGGAGAACGTTCATATATGGTATAAGGCTGCGACTAATGTCTAACCTACCAATTTGAACTAATTTTCATAGAAAAGGC